TAAATAGCCTTTGTAATCTCTGTAGTGTATTGTAGCTTTATTGTCAGCCATAAGACAGCCTACTTTTTTATCTGTTACTATTGTTACTTCTTTTTTAGGGAACTCAGTTGTAAAAGTCATAGTATTTGTTTTTGATTATGGTACAAATATACAAACCTTTATTAGTTAAAAAAAACTTTTTAGCAATTATTTTCAAAAAAAAAGCCCTACATCTCTGTAAGGCCTAATTTCACTAGGGTTAATCAATAAAACTTTTTTCGTAATTATCTTACGGCAAACAAAATACCTAAGGCTACTATGCCTATTATTAATATCTTTACTACTACTACAATAGTCTTCTCTTCTTTGTTTAATTCGCTCATATCTTAATGTTTATTAGTTAATTATATATCTTCTCCTTCTAGGTATTTCTGTAATGCCGCTAAGGCACGCCAAGCACATTTTGTTAAGTGAGCTACTCCATCTGTGTCTATAGGATTCTGTGAGTGGTCAATCAAATGCCTCACAAGTGCATCTAGTTCGTCTCCTGATTTTGACCTGTCCCAAAATAGCTTCTCTCCGTTTTTGTGTTGTTCGTTCCCTGCTAGGGAGCACTTAGATACTTCTTTAAGTGCATCGGGAAAGTACTTTAATACTCCACTAAAAACAGGCATTCCTTTTCTCTCTTTTGCTGTGTCCTGATTACCGAATGGTGGATTGTCTACCATCTCAGTAACGTCATTTGATACGCTTTGGTAAAACCTAGAGCAGCTCTCTAGGTCATTACCTTTACACGTACAACCTAAACATTGCATTATAAGACCATTAACTCGTTAATACTAGTCTTACCTCCAAGGATAACAGCACAACCAATAGCAGGTTTTTTCCCTGCCTTAGAATAAGCGAAGGCATATTTATCGTGGTCTATTCCACAGCCAACTTGACAGCCAAATATCCTAGACTTAGCACCTACAAAGTACTCACTATAGGCCTGTGTATGTAAATGGCCTTGTACGGTACTCCTCATATCTGCTCTAGCTTTTGTCTTAGCCGTGCCTGCTTCTCCGTGGATATACATTACGTCATCAATTTCTACAGACGTAACAAACTTCCAATTAGGTGTATTAAGCACCTCTGAGTACTCTTTTACCCACTGTTTTGGTACTCCACCGCTTTGAGCTTTACGCATTATAATTCTATCGTGATTACCTACAGTAACGTGAGCGTCAGGCCACCTTTGATACCATCTAGCAAGCCTGTCTATAGCTAATTGTAGCTCTTCTCCACCTCCCATACCATTCGCGTCTGTTTCGTGATATGAGCTGTAATGGTTGTCTATCACGTCTCCAATAAATACTACCTGATTGCAGTTATATCTCTCATATACTTCTATACAGTGGTCAAAATAACCGTCTAGGTCAAAGGGTGCGTGTAAATCGCCTATTACTAATACTCTAGACTCTTTGTTATTAAAGAACTCAAAGGAGGCTAATTTTGCTCCTTGTAGTCTTGGTCTAACGTCTTTTTTCTTTTTACTCATAATTAGGATTTTTTATATTTTTAATTACCGTAGTTTATCTTCGGCTTCTTAGCCTTCTCTATTTCTTTTGCTTCAATGATGTTCGCCACGTGGAGCAGCTCAGAGGCTAACCTCTTATACTGCTCGGGCTCTTCTTCGTCTTTGCCTACACTATGTAACCATTGTAGCTTAGTAGCTAGTTGGTCAGCTAAATTAGTTAGCGTGGCTATATTCATCTTTCGTAGCTTATTGCTCGTTAGCTCTGTCATATACCTTTTGTAATTCGTTAATCATTCCTAAGATACAAGGGCCACAATTAGACACCTTACGCTTAGATTTAAACACGTGATTGTAAATTTCTATAAGTCTCTTTTGCTGTGGGGAGCTTACACTACTAGGTCTCTTAGGCTCAAAGAACGCTTTTAAGTAGTCAAATTGGTCTGTCAATAAGTCATTTAACTTTCTATTAGGGAACAAATCATTAAGCTTCTCAGCTCGTGCACTACAGCCGCAGTCATCGACTAAAGCTTCTACTACTGACTTAATACCTGTAACCTCTGTAAACTGCGTTACAATGTCTCCTAGTCCTTCTTTTCCTGCTTCTCCTAGAATGTCTAAGACTACAGCTTTTTTAATTCTAAGTTTCTGAGCTATCTTACCTGCTTTGAAACCTTCTGCGTGCAATTCAAATACTCTTTCGTTAATATCCATTTTTTAAGGTTTTAATTATTAATAATGCAAATATATGTAAAACAATTAACATACACAAGCTTTTTGTTACTTATTTTAGATTAGGTCATAATCTCCATTTACGTAGTCTTGGTAGTCTTCGTACAATTTCTCAGCTATAATCATTTTAGAACGCTTAATACTGAGGTAAATAGTTCTAATACCTATCTTAGACTCTTCTGCTATAGTCCTAAAACTCTTACCCGTTGTTAAGTAGGTTTTAAATAGTTCGTAATCAAACCATTTCGCCTCTTCTTTTAACACTTGGTACATTTTAGTCTCTAGAGCTTCTACTCCTAGCTTTTCTTTATCTAGGCCTTCGTCTATGTGATTGTATTTCTCTTCAAAGTCGTATTGACTACCTAAGTAATTATACTTAAGATTAGACTTCTTTTTAATAGTGTTTATAACTATTGAGCGTAAGCAAAAGAACATATACCCTTTAGAAACCCGTCCTTTAGTATCTACTACTTTGTCAAATAAATCCTCGTATCTCGCAAGCCTTAAGTAGGCCTCTTGTACAAAGTCTTCTGCGTAGTTGAATACTTCATTGTTGTTTCCTGCTATTGCCTTAGCCATCTTAATGTACTCCTCGTGGTGTACTGCTAACATTTCTAGGGCCTTATTTTTATTATTCATATTAAAAAGCTAGTTTAGGGTTTATATTAGGTACTTTCATTGTGGCTACTTTGCTGTGGTCTATAACGTCTTTACCTGCCACTGTAAAGGCTACGTTACCCGCTTGCATTCGTAAGCTTATAGGTGTATCCATACCCGTTGGCCGTCCGCCCGTCTCTGTCTCTTTCACTTTTACTACGTGAATATCTGAAACCATCCACCTAGTAGGGTGCTGTGTATATCTGTGTATTGATATAACGTCATCAGCTCTGTTTCCCCATTTACCACCTCCTTCAACGTCTGCCATACTACAAGGCTGTGGCAATCCTGCGAACTCGTGGTCGTTAGTGTGCTTACGTCTTAGTGCCTCAGTAACAGCGTGAGCGTTTAGCCAAATTGTTACATTGTTATTTTTACAAAACAATCTCATTTCGCTTGCTACCTGATAGTCATATTCGTGACCGCCTACTGACTTAAGCAATGCAGGGTCTTTTACTAGTGAGTTATAAGGGTCTATTAGTAAACCATCGTAATGCCAAACATCTAATATCTGTTTAGCTTCTGCCATTAGGCTACGGGCACTATAGAGCTTATCTACTTTCACTAGTTTGAAGTGGTCGTTAATCCACTCCATCTCAGTCTCAATCTGAGCGTCAGGTATCTTCTGTATTGGTGTACCTGTTTTAAATTCTAATAGTTTTCTAGCTATGCTGTAATCACTATTTTCAGAACTAAAGATTAACCATTTTAGGTCGTGTTTTAAAGAGTAAGCCATTTGTAAGTACAATATTACTGTAGTCTTTCCTGTGTTGGCGTGTCCTACGCAAATGTTGAAAGCTCCTTTTTTGTATCTTAAGTATTGGTCTACTTCGTCTATATCTAAACCTAAGCCTTGCTCAATTCTGTCATACTTTACATCATATAACTTCTCTTTAAGTATTTTAAAATCTGTTAACATTCTTAGGGGTTTAATTGGTTAGTACTATAAAAAAAAAGAGGGGCTTTTACACCCCTCATAATAATACTAGAATGGTAAATCAGGTGTCTCTCTACCTGCTAGAGATTGCTCAGAAGCTTCTGTTTGCTTCTCTACTCTGTCAGCTGCCTGAATGTTACCATCTGTCCAAACTACCTTACCGTTACCGATATAAGCCTTAGCTTCTTTAGCTTCACGTTGCTCCTTAGTCTGCTCCATAGCTGCTGAGGCGTTTTGCCCGTAAGCGTTAGTTTCGTCATTTACAAAGATAGTGACGTTAGCCCATCCTTTGTCGTTGAAAGTAATTTTGTCTCTGTTTAATCCTACTGATATAATTGTACTCATAATTTTTGTGCCTCTCTTAAAGGCTTCTATTAGGGTTTAATTGTGGCATTATTGCCGTTGTGCAAACATACAACTTTTATTTAATATATGCAAGCTTTTTACTATTTATTTTTACTCTGATTTGCTAGCTTTTAAAAGACTACCTAGCACTACTGTGTCTAAGTCATATTTAGCTTTCACTTGCGCAATGGTTACTTGCTTATTAGTTACAGCTTGTATAGCTTTTAAGTACGCTTCTGAGTTAATCTTCAACTGAGGCTTAGCTACAGGAGTTGCTACAGCCTTCTGTGGCCCTTTTCCGTGCGTGTTAGTTGCGTCAGCGTCTTTGGTGTCATCTAATAAGAATAAACCTCCTAGAGCATACTTACGAGCATACGAGCTAGAAGCTCCACTTGCTTGTGCTTTGTCCATTCCTTTGCGGTTTAAGTCTAGACCTGCCTGAGCTTTTACAAAGAAGCTTTTTTCTCCGTCTGTTATAGTTGCTGTAGACTCTACAAATAGAGAGCCACCTACTTCAATTACTTCGTCAGATATGCTTAGGAACAGTCCGTGTTGAAATGCTAAGGGCTTGGCAGCTTCAAATATATCTTCTGCGTTTCTGTAGCTATACTTACCGAAAGAGTTGTATTGGCTCTTAGGTGCTTTAAGCTCGTTTTGAATCTTTACTAATTTGTCAATCATATTTATGTATTTAAGGGTTTAATTATTTATGCAAATATACGTAAAATTTATATACTGTGCAAGTTTTTAGCGTGTTAATTTATAAGTTATTGTAAAGTTTCCTGTAAGTAATGTAAGTGTTAAGTTACCGTCTGCGTCTTGTGTGTAAGGATACTCAATTAATACTATACCTGTATTTGTTGGCTGCCCTATATATAAGGTTGTGTCATCAAATGTAAAAGGCGATGTTTGGCCCTGTGCGTCTTCGTCACAGCTCTCTACTCTCTTTACAAATACTGAAGTAGCCGTGAAGCTCCAAGTGGTGTCACAAGTGTCTGAAAGCTCTCCGTTAATAAACGTCTCACTATTTAGGTATTCCCCTGTAAAGGCTTGTTGAAAGCTAAAGTTTACTTCGTCTTGTGTCTCAATCATTTCTTCTTTTGAACAGCTCATTAATGTTAATACCGCTGCGATTGTAATTAGTACTTTTTTCATAATTTTTAGTTTTAAGGGTTTAATTAGTTTTTAGTTTCTTAGGGCGTGTCCTGCACCT